TACAACAATGGCCCTGCTAGAAGCATCTAGTAAATTCTTTAGTGCTATTCATAAAAGAATACATAAGTCACAGCGAGATGAGTTTAGAATCCTTGCTAGGATTGACTATGAATATCTTCCAAATGAATACCCCTATGATGTTCCGTTTGAAAGCCGTAACATCTTTAAGTCTGACTTTGATGGTCGTGTAGATATTATTCCTGTCTCTGATCCTAACATACCTAGTAATGCACACCGTATGATGATGGCTAACATGGTAATGCAAATGGCACAGCAGTCTCCTCCTGGTATGTTTAATATGGAAGAACTTAATCGTACAATTCTTAACGCCACGAATATGCCAAACGTAGATGATATTATTCCACCAAAAATTACAGCACAACCTCTTGATCCTGTCTCTGATATAATGGCAGCAACAAAAGGATTACCGATTGGTGCATTTGCTGGACAGAATCATGATGCTCATATACAGGTAAAGATGGCTTACATGCAAGACCCTGCTAATGGTGGTAATCCTATCATGCAACGTATTTCTCCTATTCTACAGGCTAACGTACAAGAACATTCTGTAATGAAGTATCAGGAGCAAATGAATGGTGTAGCACAGCAAATGCTTCAACAGGTTGATCCCTCTCAGGTTACACCTGCTGCTACGGAGATGGCACTAGCACAAGCAGCACAGCAAGTTATGAACGCTAATATGGCTGCTGGTCAGGCACAGTCACCAGAACAACAGCTTGTTGCTCTTGAACAACAAAAGGTACAGCTTGAACAAGCAAAGATACAATCACAAACAGCATCTGATGCAGCAGAACTTGAGTTAAAAAATAAAGAACTTGAGATGAAAGAAACTGGTCAGATCATAGATATGCTTAAAGCCACGGCACAGTCTAAATCTAGAGAAGAACAGGCTGAAGAAAATAGAGTATCTAAAGAAGCAATCAAAGAAGCTGAACTACAAACTAAACTACAGATAGAAGAAGGTAAACTTGATCTAGCAGATAAGAAAGAGTATGTTAAAGTTCTTGTTGATATGTTAAAGAAACAACAAGACGATGACAAGGAGATGGATCAAGCTGCACTTGAAAATTTAATTAAACTAGCAGACAGTCAATTTAAGGAGATGAGAAATGATGCAGAAGGGTAAAGGCTATCCGTCTCATGTAAAGGATACTGATAAAAGTTTTGGTGATCCTTACAAGCAAGACATTACGGGTGGTCGTAATATTCGTAGCGCACTTAATAAGTGGGACGAAAGTTCTTGGAAAGTTTCGGATTCTAAAAAAAGTAAGTAATGGAAATCTGGGATGAAATTGGGGTAGAGCTTAATCAAGAGATAGACAGACTAAGAAGTACTCTTGGTGCAGGTATTGCAGAAGACTTCTGCCACTACAGACAAATAGTTGGTTCAATTCACGGTATCGAATGGGCCAGAGATAATTTAAGAGATATCGTTAAAAAACGATTACACATGGAGGATGACTAAATAAATGCAACAAGTAGCTATGGGTGGGGCGGTTAAAAATGATTTGTGGATTACAGATAAAGAGGATGTTCCTGATCCTTCGCCACTACCAGAACTACCAGGATATCATGTCCTTGTTCGTCCAATATCTGTTAAGAGTCAAACTAAAGGTGGAATCTTTATTCCAGACTCAACTAAAGAAGACATGTCTTATCTTACAACTGTAGGACAAGTTATTGCTCTTGGTGATCTAGCATATGCAGAGAAAGAAAAGTTTCCTAATGGTCCTTGGTGTAAGGTAGGAGACTATGTATGCTATGGTAAGCACACTGGAACTAAGATGATTTACAAAGGCGTTCGACTAATTCTTCTATTTGATGACCAGATTGTTATGCAGGTAGAAGACCCTAAAGACCTTGATCCTACATTTAATTTAACAAAAGGGTCTGCGTGATTTGGGAAAACAACATTTATATGGTATAATAGTAGTATAACGTAAAACACGTTTGTGTCGTTAGCAACGGAGTAAAGTAATGAATAACGAAAATGATGGTTGGGGTGAAGTGGATACAACTGCAAAACCTCAAGAAGAACAACAAATTGAATTTGAACTTGAAGAAGAAGAACAAAAAGTAGAAGCGGTTCAAGTAGAAGAACCTGAAGAAGAAGTTAAAGAAGAGCCTCAAGATGAAGAAGCTCCTAAAGAATTAGAAGGTATAGAAACAAAAGGTGCTGAGAAAAGAATACGTCAGCTAGTTCGTCAGCGTAAAGAACGAGAAGAAACCATTCAAACTCTTCTTGCTCAGAATGAAGAACTTAAAAATAACTTGAGTAAGAAAGATAAAGAAGTTGTTTCTATTACCAGCAATAGTTTAAATGTTAATGAGCAATCATTAGAAAAAACTATTAAGATGGCTAAAGAAGCTTACCTTGAAGCTTTCGATAGTGGAGAAAAAGAAAAAGTATTAGAGGCACAAGAAACATTAAATAATGCACAAGCAGACTTGAAGTTGCTTCAACGTATGAAAGTAAATACAGCAAGACAACAGCAAGAACTTGAAGCACAACCAGAACCACAAGTACAACAGCAACCTCAATCTACTGCTGTTGATGTTAAAGCCCAAGAGTGGGCAGAACAAAACGACTGGTTTGGAGAAGACACTATTAAGACTGCTGCTGCTTTGGCTCTTGATGCAGAATTAAAATCAGAAGGATATGATCCAAATGATAATGAATTTTACGAAGAAATTGACAAACGCTTGGCAAAAGCTTTTGGAGGTTCTTCAGTCCGTGTGGAGGAAAACACGTCACAACCTTCTCAAGTGGTTTCAGGGGCTTCACGCTCGTCTCGAAACTCTGGTTCAAAAGTTAAACTTTCGAAAGAAGACGTAAGACTTGCGAACAAATGGGGTATACCTCTTGAACAGTACGCCGCAGAAAAGTTAAAAGTAACAACCGCTGATGGTGAGTACACTAACGTAATATAAGCGTGGGAGAGAATTATGACACGAAATGAATCACGTAATAGTAATCAAAGAGAAAATTTAGAACGAGAAGAAGAATGGTCGTTTGAAGAGCCAAATGCTCTAGAAATTCCAGAAGCTGTACAAGAACGCTTCTCATCAGAGGGTTTGACTCTACGTTGGATACGAGTCTCTTTCAATGGCCAAGATGACTACACAAACGTAGGCAAGCGTCAGCAAGAAGGCTGGGTGTTTGTTTCTCCTGAAGAAGTACCTGAATTGGCTACTACCTCTTTCGTGAGGGAGGGTGGACGGTATGAAGGCACAGTAAATAGGGCTGATCTTGCTCTAGCTAAAATGCCATCCAAAAAAGCTGCGGCTAGGAATAAATACTATGAAAAGAAAGCTAACGATATGATGGATGCTGTTAATCATCAACTGATGGGTAATTCTGATTCTCGTTTAGCTAACATGCCTGTAACTAATTCTAGTCGCTCTGTCACAACAAAAGGAAGACAGACCTCTTTTCAGGACTGACTTCTATTAACTAAGGAGATGAAACATGTCTACTACTAAAGCATTTCGTGGTTTCATTCCCGCTCGCAAAAAAGGTGGCGGTTACAATAACGAAGCTGTTACTGATACCATTGCGTTGACTTCGACTGGAATGACTGGCACACCAACGAATAGTATTTTCTCTGGTGATCCCGTTGTTCTTCCAGGTGCTAACTTTGCTACGATTAGCCCCTACATTGCTGCGACCCTCAAGCCATCAGGCGTATTCATGGGTTGCCAGTATGTTGAAAATGGAGAGCCGAAGTTTTCTCGGTATTGGCCGGGTGGGACTAGTGCCACGGACGTTAAATTCTTTGTAATCACTGATCCAGATCAGACGTATTACATTCAAGCTTCTCTATCGCTTTCGGCGGTTGAGTTGCTCATTGTTAAAAACTACAATGTAACTGTTAGTTCTACTGCCTCTTCGGGCAGCACGACGACAGGTCAGTCCAGCTACTATCTAGACGGAGCGTCTGGTACGGAAGCTGCGGCGGCTGTTCGTGTAATTGGTAAAGCTCAGTATCCTGACGAAAAAGATTCTGATGCCTATCCGATTGTAGAAGTATGGCTCAACCATCACCGTGACCGTTTTGTAACGGCTACGGCATCAACGGCTTAATAGGGAGGATTTATCATGGCTATTAATAGAGCTAGTATTAGCAAACAACTCCTTCCTGGCCTTAATGCCGTTTTTGGAATGGAGTATGGAGAGGTTAACGATGAACATGCTTCTCTGTATGATGTAGAAAATTCAGATCGTGCTTTTGAAGAAGAAGTGCTTTTCACTGGATTTGGCACTGCCCCGACTAAGGGTGAGGGTGCTTCTGTAAGTTATGACGGAGCGCAAGAAAGCTACACGGCTCGTTACTCACACGAGACTGTTGCTCTTGCCTTTGCTGTAACGGAAGAGGCAATGGAAGACAACCTCTATGACACGTTTGCTAAAATTCGTGCCAGGGGTCTTGCCCGTGCGATGGCGAATACCAAGCAAGTGAAAGCTGCTAATCTGTTCAACAATGGTTTCTCTGATACCATTGGTGATGGAGCGGCGTTCTTCTCTGCTGCACACCCCACGATTTCCGATGGAAGTCAGTCTAACCTTTTGGCGGCTGCTGACCTGACGGAAGCTACTCTTGAGACTGCGCTTACGAGCATCCAGAAAATGGAAGATGATCGTGGCATTCTCATTGGTGCAAGTGCGGTGTCTCTGCACGTACCTGTTGACTCTTGGGCGATTGCTGGTCGTATTCTGTCTAGTCCTGGTAACACTCAAACGAGTGCTGCTTCGGCTAACCCGAACACGAACGCAATCAACGTGACTCGGAGCATGGGTATGCTTCCTGAAGGTTACTTTATCAACCGTCGCTTTACGGATACCAATGCGTATTTCATTAAGACTGATGTTCCTAATGGTACGAAAATGTTTGTCCGTTCTCCTCTTCAGACGAAGATGGAGCCAGACTTTGATACTGGCAACCTGCGCTTTAAGGCACGGGAGCGTTATAGCTTCGGTGTATCTGACTGGCGTGGCTTCTTCGGAAGTGCTGGAACCTAATGGTGAAAGTGGGGGAGTAGTTAACGCTACTCTCCCATTCTTCCAAAGGAGATATTATGGCATCTAATATAAAAGTCGCACAGAATGTAAGTAGTGATGGAGCTATCATAACTGGGTTTCGTTATGTAGATACTCCTACTGTTACATTAGGTTCTGAAGGTGGTAGTGATAATCCTACCCCTACAACCACTCGTATAATTGCTGTACATGCTTATTCTACTATTGTAGGTGACATTGCTATTTCAGGCAGTAAACAGATTACTAATAAGACTGCCAAGGGTAACGCTATTCGATATAGGATGGGTGCTACTGATTCTAATGACGTTTACATTGGTGACATGGGCGTTGCTGTTCATGGTATCGTAAGCCTCTCTACATCAGGCGCAGCAGCTATGGCCCCAACTATTACCTTGTATGTAGGCTAACATGCCTAACTATAGCGATCTTAAAACAGACATCATCAATACTTCCGAGAATGATGGGACTGAGTTTTCTAACCAAGTTCCTAAGTTTATTCAGAAGGCTGAGTTTCGTCTGGTAAAAGAGCTAGATGATTTTGGACTAGATGAATATACTACTGTATCTGTTTCATCTGGTAATGCTAGTGCTATTAGTCTTAATGATCGTGTTAGGCTTGTTAGAAACATTAACTTTAAAACAAGCAGTGGAACGAGTGTAACTAATTTACTACCTCGTACTGTAGAATATGTAAATGATTATTGGCCTGTTAGTGCATCTACAGGCACACCACGATATTACACACGTAAGAATAATTCAACAATTAAAATTGTACCCACACCAGTCTCAGTAATTACGGCTGAAATACAAACAGCATCTCAACCACTAGCCCTTGCTTCTGCTACAGGGACAAGCGTAACAACCTCAAATTATTTTACAGAGTATTGCTATGATGCTATTTTCTATGGTTGCATGATGGAAGCAACTATGTTTAATAAAGACTGGAATACTCTACCCGTATGGCAAGCACAGTACACTGCTGCTGTAGGGGCTTTACGTAACCAAGCAAGGCGTACTAGACAGGATGACATGGCTGTTGCAGCTTCTCCTGCTGGCGGTCCTAACACTATAACACAGACAGCATCATAAGGGAGCAAGTTAATGAGTAAAGATAGTCCAGATACAACTGTAGGTCTTGATGCAGAATTTTCTAAAAGAGTAGCAGAACAAAATAAAAAAGCTATTAAAGGTAATCAAAAAAAACTTGATGCAAATAATGATGGTGAAATTACTGGAGAAGATTTTGAAATACTTCGTAAAAATCCAGATGCTAAAAATAAATATGGCGGTAAGATTACTTATCGTATGACAGGTGGGCAGGTTGTAGACTCTACCTATGATTAGTAGAGCAAGCATCCGACAACAAGTTAGTAAACCACCAAAGAAAAAGAAACCTAGGAAAAAGAAAAAAGGAAGGAAATAGTTATGCCAGCACCGTTAATCCCAATAGCAATAGCAGCAGGAGCGCAAGGCGTTCGTATGGCTGCGCCTAAAGTTGCTAAATTTCTTATGGATCAAGGATTTAAAAAACCATCTGCAAGTGCATTAAAAAAAGCAGGTTCAAATGTAGGACGAGTAACTCAAAAAGATGCTCAAAAACTTGTGCCACATAGTATAACAAAAGGTGGTAAACCTAAACCTGTTCCTAAGAGTAAAACACAACAAACGCTTGAAAAAGCTGTACAAACTTCTAAACAAGAAGATAAAAAGAAAATTGCAAAAGGTGCTGCTTTTATTGGTACTGGTGCTGGACTTACTGGTGCTGCACTTTTAAATCGTAAAAAAGTTAATAAAACAAATAAAGGCGGTAGAGGCGATGGTAAAATAGAAGTGGCAGCAAGAAAAAAACGAGCAGCGGCAAGAGCAGCAGGTGCTGATCAAGGTCTAGAAGTAGGAACAGTTAAAGTTAGTAAGTCTACACCTAAAGCTACACCTAAAGCTACACCTAAACCTACACCTAAAGCTACACCTAAACCTACACCTAAAGTTACATCATATTCTGTTAAGTCTGGAGATACGCTTTCACAGATTGCTAAAAAAGCTGGAACAACTCTTAAAGCACTTCTTGCTGCTAATCCTAGTATTAAAGATCCAAATAAAATTCGTTTAGGTCAAAAAATTAAATTAAGTGCGCCAGTTAAAAATCGTAAGTCTGTATATCAAGGCATAACTAAAAAACAAATGGCTGGTATGCAGAAGCCTACGGTAAATCGTAAAGGTGGAGGTCGTGTTGGTGTAGGTGCAGCTCTTAGAGGATATGGCGCTGTTCGCTAATGGCTAGAAAAAAAAGCAACATGAAAGGCATTACGATTGGTAGGGGCATGAAACGTCCTACCAAGTCTGGTGCTGGTATGACTGCGAAGGGGGTGGCTAAGTATAGGAGACAGAACCCTGGTTCAAAACTCAAGACGGCTGTAACGGAAAAGAAACCTAGTAAGGCTAGGGCATCCAGGCGTAAGAGTTATTGTGCTAGGTCTGCTGGACAAATGAAAAAGTTTCCAAAAGCTGCTAAGAACCCTAATAGCAGATTAAGGCAAGCTAGAAAACGATGGAGGTGTTAAACTACTTTGGCATATCTTGCTTCAAACATACCACATTTTAAATGTTGGGTACGAAAAGAATTTACAAATAACCACCAAGAATATCAAGGAGAATATTTACATGCACTAGCAATAGCAGTAAACACAATACCAGATAGATGTTTAAGTTTTAATGTTGTGTTTACAGGTTGCGATGAAGATGAAAATATACATGGCGGTGCAATGTGGGCCAGACTTCCAATCACAGCATTAGTAGCAGACACAGTACTAGAAGAGTGGCCTGAACTAATGCAGACACATCTAGCTCAACCGTGGGATTGTTCTTCAAGAAACCATGCTATCATTGTTATGGACAGAGTATCTTCAAGTCCTTGGTTATGTAAAATAGATGGAGAGTTTTATACAGGAAGATATATGTTTACTGTAGACTACACAGATAGTTATATATCAGACGATCCTGCACAACATAAACAGTCACATGTGTTAGAGCTTATAGATGCAGGACCATATACAGGAAACATTATAGCACTTCCTAACAATAGAGTTAGAGTTACAAATCCCGCTTTGTGGGTAACTGGAGAAGGCGCACCAGACTTTGCACCAAGTCAGTATATACACTCAGCAGAAATAGATAGTAGTTATATGAATCCTAATTTAACTTTTAATAATCTTTATAGTGAGGAGAAGAAAAGTGGCAGGAAGAAAAAAAACTAAGTACATGTCTAAAGGTGGTGTTGTTAAACGCATGGGCGGTAGTAAAGTAGGTAAGAATACTAAGTATCGCTCTAAGGGCGGTGTCGTAAAGAGGCGGTCTGGTGGTCGAGCAGGTAAACGGTAAGTGCAACAACTGTGGACATAACTCTCACTGTGGTACTCCTTTAATAAAAGAAGTTGACAAAGAGAATGGTCCTATAGAAGTTTGTAAGCACTGTAGATGCTTTAGATGTATATGGCCTGACTGGGGATAAAATGAAACGTGATCCTAGAGTTGGTACAGGTAAAAAACCTAAAGGTTCTGGTCGTAGACTTTATACAGATGAGAATCCAAAAGATACAGTCAGTATAAAGTTTGCTACACCTGCTGATGCTAGAGCTACCGTAGCTAAAGTTAAACGTATAAGTAAACCATATGCTCGTAAAATACAAATATTAACTGTTGGTGAGCAACGTGCAAAGGTTATGGGTAAGACTCAAGTAGCTTCTATATTTAAAAAAGGCAAAGAGTCTATTAAGAAAGCAAGGGGCAAAAATGGCAACCGTAGTAAAACGTAAAAAAAGCGGTACAGCTACTAAGCGTGATCCTGCTAAGTGGGCTAGGGCTAAAGCTAGAGCTAAAGCTAAAATGGGTGGTAAACACTCTGCTAGAGCAATGCAACTTGCTGTTAAGTATTATAAAGATGCTGGTGGTACATATTCAGGTAAAAAGAAAAAGTCTACAAATAAACTTTCTAAATGGAGTAAGCAGAAATGGAGAACCAAGTCAGGGAAACCATCAAGCAAGACAGGGGAGAGGTATCTTCCAGAGAAAGCAATCAAGAGCTTAACTTCAAAGGAGTATGCAGCGACCACGAAAGCAAAGCGCAAGGGGACTGCTGCCGGAAAGCAGTTCGTAAAACAACCTAAGAAGATAGCTAAGAAGACAGCTAGATTTAGGAAAGCATAATGGCAGTATCAGGCACATATGATTTTAACCTTGACATAGATCAGGTTATCCAAGAAGCTTCTGAAATGATTGGTGGTGAAAGCACACTAGGTCATGAGCCTGAGTCTGCTCGTCGTTCTATTAATCTAATGCTTAAAGACTGGCAAAACAGGGGTGTACTTCTCTGGTCTACCAGTACCACAGCAGTAACAGTAGTAGCCTCTACGACTTCCTATAACCTCGACAGTAGCACAATTAATGCTCTTGAGGTTGTCATAAGCAGAAGCAATACAGATGTTAAACTAACCAGGATAACACCTGAAGAGTTTATGCTTATTCCTAATAAGACACAAACAGGTAAACCTAATCAGTATTCTATTAGACGGGGTAGAGATAATCCTATTCTTTCTGTATGGCCCTTACCAGAAAACTCTACAGATATTATTAAACTAGAACTGGTTAAAGAATTACAAGATGTAAATAAATCTGCAATTCAAAATGCAGACCTACCTAAAAGGTTTCTGCCGTGTCTTACAATGGGACTTGCATATTATATGTCACTTAAACGTCCTGTTGTTCACCCAGATAGAATTACATTATTAAAAACTAATTATGAGGAA